TGATAATTTTTCAAACCAGAACCTATCTTTACGAGCGTAAAAAGATTTAAGACTTGCTCGACTCTTTCCACAGTATCTGTGGTAGTCGTAAGTTTTTTTGGTAAAGTGGTTCTTTAATGCTAGGTATGTTTTATAACAAGAGAATGGATCCACTTAGAATAGTAGTTTTGCTCTCGATGTTTTCTTTAGAAAATTGAGTTCCATTGCATCATACTTGATCTTTTCTTTCAGTGGTTTTGAAATCAACTTGGGTACTGACTCAAGATCAATATTGTTCTTTCCACAGAAGAAAACAATTGCGTCGATGTAATTCATCTCTGGATTTTCTATTACAAGTGCCTCAATCTCTTGAGCGAATCTTGCTGAACAGAAGAACTTCTTTTCTAAGACTTTCTCAAATTCTGAGTTTGTGTTGGAAGACATTAACTGTGCGATTGTTGGGGACAATGGTATAACGTAATAACATCTTATTATTATAATTCACTTAGAGTATTCTGTCAATTTGTCATTGACAAACTTTTCAATGTATTCGACTAGAATTTTCAAGTATTTTGCCTTATCTCTTTCTTCGTAAATCTCCACGTCTCCATTTTCACATGCCATGATAATAACAAACTTCTTCACTGAAAGACCAGTGAGTTCATGGAGCATACAAGCATAAGCACAGCACTGAACAAAGTATCCATCAATCCACTTCCGTGGTTTTGGTTTCTCCGATGTCTTAAAGTCAATGATTGCTAGTTCACCATCGAACTCAGCAATACAGTCTACAGTGCCTGCGATTCCTAGATACCTACTATATAGAGCGCCCTCAAGAGAGTGAATATTATCAATCCTTGCTAGGGCAGGTTTCGCAATTTTGAAAAGCATCTCCGACAGGGGTTGTACTGTCGGGAGATCCTCGTTCTTCAACCAGTGTTCAATCAACGTGTGGGTATCTGTTCCACGACTGGTTGCTCTTCGTGTCTTCTTATCCGCTACATCTTCACCAACCCGTTTCCTCCAAGCGTCGAAGAACTCCTTTTTATAATTACTGATTACAGAAGTAATCGAAACTAACTTAAGAAGTTCTTCTTCATCCTTTACGTTATAATATCTGACTCCATCAATCAATTGTCTTGACAGTGATGGAAGATCCAATTCAACATGATTAAACATAATAAGATGTTACCCCATTCCCATTTCGTACTTAGCGTGTAGATATTCTTTACAGATACCAGACCTTACGATATCTTCAATACCAAATTCAATTATATCAAAGGATGGCATGATACGCAAGATCTTCATGAAGTCTGCAATACCATTACGCTCATTTGTTTTGGTTAGATCACTTTGAAGTGCATCACCACAGAACATAATCTTACTGTCTTGACCACAACGAGTAATGATGGAATCAAGTTCGTGGAAGTTCAAGTTCTGGAACTCATCAACAATAATGATTGCATTGTCAAGAGTTGTACCACGAATGAATGAAGTAGACCAGAATGAAATAGTTCCTTGTGCTTTCAGATGACCGTAGAGCATCTCAAATGATGCGTCGTCTGGCATTTCAAACATGAACTTAACCATGTTCTTATAAGGAATCTGATACAGTGCAGACTTATCATCATGGTCACCTGGGAGGAATCCAATCTCCCTAGTTGCTACGAGAGAACGTACAATGTAGATCTTGTCGTAAACAGAGTTCTCATCTAGAACTTCTGCAAGTGCGTTGTAAAGAGTGATAAAAGTTTTACCTGTACCAGCAGCACCATATGCAACTAGGTTCTTGCCTTCATTGTATGAGTCAAACAACCGTTCTTGATTATCTGTAAGCGGTTCAATATCATGAAGTTGTTGAGAACCAATTTGGTTTTTCTTTTTTCGAAGTGCTCTCGCATTTGTCATACCAATACCAATTGGTTGTAGATCACCACTACTCTTTCTCTTTCTGGGCATACGTTTTGTTGGGGATTTACTTAGATTTTTTTGACTTTGGAACCAGGTGCTTTCGATGCCTTATCAAGGACATCGTTCCACCCTGGTTTTGACTTGACGAGACGATCCTGCCACTCACCGGCTTCACCGCCACTGGAGGCACAACCCTCAGACCAATCTCTCTGCCATTCAGGATTATCCTCGTACCACTGTTGGATATCGTGAACGCTTTTATTGATCACTTTTTTCTCACCAGTCACTTTGTTAATAATAGGAAATGATGCCATATAAAAAAATTCAGAGGGGGATTAATTATTTATCATGCCCATTCTAGGGCTTCGGATACAGTTGGGAATTGCTCTACAAAAATCTTTTTGCATTCCTCTGCAATATCCATGTGCTCTTTCTGCGTCCCATTTGCCGAGCGAAGTTGGATATAGTGAATCCAAGAACGGCAAGACCCAGACATGTAAATCCTAGTAGGAGTGGCAAGAGGAAGGACAAATCGGGCGCACTCTTTAGCAATATCGGAGTTGAGCATTTCTTTATATAGTTTCATGCCCTCTTCAAAATGCCGTTTGATCTTGATTTCAAATTCTTGTTTGACAAAAGGATCAATATCATCAATAGAGTTCTGACGATTCTTTGTATCTTGACGACGAAGATCGATCATAGGAATCTCATCAGCAAGCAGAGATGAATCTGCATAGCGTTGTGAAAATTCTTGATATGTAAATGAACGGTGGCGAAGGCACTGAGCCGCTAGTCCCCTAGTAGTCTCAATCTCAAGAGTCATGAATGCTTGTTCAAACACAGACCAGTGTTGATGATTCACACAATACTTAAGAAGTCCTGCTACCTTTGGGTTCTCTTGGTTATTAGGATTGCTCACACGAGCAACATAACCCATAGTCTTCTCCGCATCAGGAGTCACACTAATCAATCGTACAGTCATGCGTTTTTCTTCTTGAACTTTTTACGTGCTTTCTTGAGTGATTTTAACTCACTCTTGATAATTTGATAGGATGCTTCTGCATTGATCCTACCTCCCATCTCCATTGCTATGGAGAAACTAACTTTAGTTCCAAAGTGCTGTAATGCTAATTCGAAACTATCAAAATCCTCATACATTAGTCCTCTTCATCATAGAACACTTCGTCATAATCGTCAAGAGGTACAGGACTTGATTCAAATACTGATTCATCTATGAGTTCTTCTTCAGTAAGTTCCTTTCTTATCTCACTAATAGTATGTTCCAATAAACTCAGAAGGCTTAGAAGCTTGTCTCTACTCATCTCATGAACGCTGACAAAGCTAATTATAATACAAAAAAAGAGGGGCGTCAAGCCCCTCGAAGTAGTATTAGGTTTGTTTGGGTTTAAATTAAGAGTCTCTTACATATTCGCTTACATTCATTTTGGTTTAAAGAATCGCACTCTATCAAACACTCATAGTAATCGTTGATCTTTTGGTTTTCCGCCTCCAGTTCATCCATTGTACTCTCAAAGTGTCGCCACTCATCGAATTGAGCTCTTGATAGTATATTGTGCATGATGTTGCCTCCAACTTGCAATATTAACGCATGATAAAAGATGATGTGGTTCAGAGGTTTATTTCATCGTTCTCTTCCTAATTCTGTTCTATCTATACATGTTTGTGTTAATTCACTAACATTTGTAAATTCGTTACATAAAGACAAAAAAAGAGAGGGTTTGTTACCCTCTCTTGAATACGTTCCAACTTGTGATGCCTCTGGATTTTAAATCAACCCATTTGGCATAATGTACTCCACGATATGTTAATAAGGCAAACGTCTTATCGGGATCGTGTTTTGTGGGGTCATGTGCTGGAAGATCATAATCAAATCTGATCTTCAGCATGTCTCACCTCTTCTGTAAAAGAGTGAGTTCCCCATAGAGTAAACCAAGAAATGCAATGCTAAAGATAGAACCTAATGATACTACTTGTAATGCTTGCATAATTGCCTCACTTGCTATAAGTGTGACCACGATAGCAGAAAGTACCATGTACTTCATCAGCACCTTGCTTACACTCAAACTTGACACCACGATATGCAGTGTTTGCAATTTGAGCGTCGTGCAGTGCTGCTGCTTTCTTGATTTGCTTCTTGATAAGAGTAAGGGTGTTCATTTGTCGTTACCTGAATAGAATGGAAAGTTAACCTTCTCTGCTTTCGCAGGATCCGTTTTCCCGTTCCTTCAGTCGTTTGCGTCCCAGTAGTGACTACATTCTGGTGTATAGTCCTTAATGGTCTCCACCAACTCTAACTTATACTCTGGCTTCAGGTGCTCATGCTTTTTAATCCTAAGAACAATAGCATCAGCATCTTCACATGCCATTTGTGCATAGAGTAGTAGTTCAATCATGGGATGAACGCTCCGTTCCGCGACTTACTTGCGTCCTATGTATATGTGCCTTCACATTGACC